CCGTTTTTCTCCCCAACTGCACCAATTTATATCAATGCTTTCGAATTCAATGTTGGCAAAAATTTCTTTCAATATCCATTGGTCCATGTACCAAAATGCACCCTCTTCGAATGTTTCTATCAAACGTTGTGCAAATTTTTGTCGTAGTTCTTGTCCTGCTGTGCCAGTTCCCAATCCAATACAACTGGCAATCAGAGTGTCAGGATCTTTTGGCTTGCGCATGCCTCGAGGTACAACTGTGACTGATTCAAAATCTTCCTTGCCAAATGGTCTACACAGTATTGTGTCTGCATCGATTTGTAACACAAACTGCTCGGGCTCAAATAGATCCTGCATTCTCATAAATCTAGCACAAGAATAATAAATTTTTTCTTTGATAACATAGTCATCGGATGTTTTTAAGATTTGTGTGTTGCGATACATTCGATCAGGATGTGTATTCAATTTGATATTTGATATAAAATCTTTGCTAATAATTTCGTAACTGAATGAGACTCGATCATGATCATAACAATCCATAATAGGCTGATCATAACAAATCAGATGTACATGCACATGAATCCAGTCGATTTGTTTTACAATGCTGTTGATCAACGGCACGACCATCCGATAGTAGTAGTTTGTGTCACAAGAAACATAAATCACATGCTGACCAACTGGACGATCTCCTTGCAATGGCATCAGTTCAAACTTTTTGTGCTCTACCACTAGGTTAGACTCTGTGAGTTTTTTATTGTAGTCTAATAATAATTTTGTAGCCTCTGGATCTAACCCCACACTTTCTGCCCAGGAGCACCAGGCATACACATCTTTGGGTATGCACTTGGAATTGGCACCGCGATGTTCGGGATACACAAAGGTCCACCAGAGATTCATCCTGGGGTCATCGCCATACACAGCATCTCTTATGGTGTAATAATCCACTCCGGCGGCTTCGCAGGCATCGTAGAGTTCTTGACATTGTAGTACCTTCCAGAAGATGGCACGATTTTCTGTGAGTTTGATGATTTCTGCTTCGAGATTGGTCACCTGCCTGATAGTGACATTGGCATTGTACACAGTGGCATAGCAATCTATGACTTTACGACGATCTTGGGGATCGCCACCCAGGATCATGAACTGACGTTCTTTCATGGCCAGCATGGGATGGTTGGGCGATTCGCCCAGATATTCGGGCTGTACTACGATTCGTTTGTTGTACTTCTCGGCCATGGCATCAGCAAAACCCGGCTGCGTAGCGGATCTGATAACGATCAGAGAGGATGAGCAAGCAGCAATGGCCGCTTCTACCGCGGAGCAATCCAAGTGTTCACCGTGCCAGGGTGTTGGCACGGCCAAGAACACTATGTCACATTCAGGCAGAGGATCTTGGTACTGCTCTATGTTGATGTCATGGATGGCTGCGTCAGGGAACAACAAATGGGCAGCACGGCCCACCCAGCCATATCCTACGATTCCTATTTTCATTGCGATTGATCCTGGAAAATAATACTACTAATTAGTCCAGTTAGATATCAGTGCTTTGCGAAACTCTGTAGGCTGCGATCCAGCCAAGGCAGCACTAGATCTCGCTGGCGTAGATAGCCATGCCGTCGCACACTGGCCGCAGCAGATTCCGGCAGCAGTCCTTGATCAGCGAGATCATACCAGCGAGCGGTGCGTGGATCCATGGGTGCCTGAGTGCCTTTGTATACTGCGGCGTGCAACCAGGGATCTTGGGGATCCTTGCGGAAAAATCCACCGGCACAGTCCCAGCCCGATACGGCCAACACATGTATGAGATTGGTCATGGTCCAGTGCCAGTAGCAGCCATCTCGCTGGTCAAAGGCCTGAGAATTGAACTCCATGTTAGTGGTCTGGGGTAGGATCAGCACCAGCATGCCCGAATCTGAAGTAGCATCACGCCATTGTCTCAGTGTAACAAAAGGATCAATCACATACTGGAACGCATCGTGACACCATATCATGTCATAGCGACGTTTGTGTATGACGATGGGCTGTTCAAAATCCTGTGGTTGATACTGTATGTTTTTGTAGCGATGTGCCATGGGCAAAGATGGCGGTTGATCTATGCCGGTACAGCGGATGTTTAAAGGTCGCGGTGTTTCATCTCTGGTGGTGCGTGTGGCCCACCATTCTAGATCCAGCCCTGGGCCGCAGCCCATGTCTGCCAAGGTGCCGATGCTTTCCATGAAATCATCAAATTCATAGAAAGTTTCCAGGGTCTGCCGGCTGTGGGTATGGCTGGCTTCGGCACTGGCGAATACAGTAGACATCATACCTGGATGTCTTCCATGCCGGCTGTGCGTAATCGCACTATGTGGCCCATCTGCCATTGCTTGGTGTCCAGACCTTTCATGATGCCCAGCCAACGATTACGCAACAGGGCCACTTCGTTGATGATGGTTTCAAAGTCGATGACCTCATCTTCACCATCCACGTACTTTTCAGCATCTCTGGCAGTGAGTGCCCGAGCATAGTTTTCCAGGTATTTTTGGAAATGCCTACGCCGTATGCGTCGCAACTGTATGTTCAAGTAGTTGAGTATGGCTTCCACTTCTTGCAGTTGGTTGAAACGATGTTCTGTGATACCCGGCAGTTCTTTGATGTTGATTTCAACATAACCACCAATACGGCATTCTTTTTTGGCTTCTGAGAGTTCGTGCTCGTAGTAGGCGATGAAGTCGGGTATGGCACCAAGATCTGCAGTGATGCGACTATACCACATGATCAGTACCGATCATCGTAGTCGTCTTCTTCTTCCTCGTCAAGATCTTGCTCTTCGGTATCGTTTAGATAACTCTGCAGGGCACGTTTGATGTCCGTATCGTTTTTGAACGCCGAACGTATCTGTTCAGCGTCGTAGTCGTTGTCGATCAGCACAGATACTAGGCTGTCGGCAGCATCTGCTCGGTCCACTGTGCTGATATATCGTTTGAGTTCGTTCCAGATATCATGTGATAAATCCACGGCCATGTTGTTATTCCTCCTCGGGCTGGTCTTCGGCTGTACTTACCACGGATTTCTGATTTTGGAAGTCGGCCATGACCTTGTCCAAGCAGCCTTCTTCATTGCTTTCCCAAGCCTTGCGGAACTGCTTGATGATTTCACCATCTGAAGTTACAAACATTAGGCGGTTACCATCTTTCTTCAAGAGACCTTTTTTCTCTGCGAGATCTACCAGGCCCGAGTAGGGATTCATGCCTGTTTCGTAGGGTATCTTGACCTGAACTCCTTCGAAAGGTTTGGCATAGCGTGTTTTCATAACCTTGCAACCGGCACGGATGCCCATGACGTCCGAGATCTTGTTGCCGTCCTCATCTTCTTTGAGTTTCATCTTTTTCATGGCTACCACGATACTACTAGCGTAGATAAAACCCTGACCACCGGAAATCTTGTCGTCGGGATCAAACATGTCTTGGCTGGCGTATGTGTGGTTGGTACACACTAATCCCACGTTGTACGAACCAAACATGTTCACGCAGTTACGCACCAGGGCCGTGAGTGCCTTGGGTTTGCGACCCAGGTCACCTTTCATCTCTCCGGCATCAAACTGGTTCACGTCTGTGGGCGTTAGCAACATGCCTAGTGAATCTATCACAAATAGGACCTTGGGACGCTCTCCATCGGGCAGGGTCTTGTAGTCCTGCATGAACGTGGATATGGTCTTGGCCACGTCGTCGATCATGGCCATGCTCAGTTTCAACAGTTTCTTTTCATCTGTGTCCACGCCCAGGGCCTTGAGCCAGTCCTCATCCAAGGCGTTTTCACTGTCAATCAGCACTACAAAAATTCCTTGCTGCTGTGCATTCTTGATGATGTTGCCACTACAGATGTAGCTCTTGCCCGCACCCGATTCACCAGCAAATACAGTGACCTTGCCCAGAGGAATGCCGCGATCGAAGTCGCCGGATATGAGATAGTTCAGGGCATAGTTGCCTGTAGAGATCCAGTCTGTGGGATCGTTGAAACCGATGGACAGGCCATCTATTGACTTGGTGATTTCTTTGCGGAATTTGCTTACGTCAAATGGTTTAGCCATATGATTTTCCTCTGTAAATGATCTTTGCTATTTCTGGGTGTGTTAAACTAAAGTTTTGATCTCGGATACTGTCTAATTTTAACATATAAGTCCTGAGTTGATCAATCAGATCTGGAGAATCATTGTTCTGTTTGATCAGCTCGTTGAATCTCCCAATGTTATATTTGGATATTTTTTTTGGCTCAATTTGATTTAGTCTATCAAGCACCAGAATTGATAGTTCTTTTCCCATTTTAGTAATATTAAAAAACGCAGGATTTTCTAATAGATTAAAATTTAAAGCATTAAAATTTTTAGTTTCAAACCAATCAATCAGCTCTTCAAGATAATATATGTTTTGTACACTAACAGTAGGAAATATGTTCAGAATCATATTTGGTAATTTAGATTTTAAAAACATATCCAGATTATGAGATACATCTTTCCAACTACCGCCTCTCACTAATTCAAATCTTGGACCAACATCATCTATACTGAATGCGATATCAATCTGCCGGAATTGTTTCCATTTTTCAAATAAATGAGCAGGAAAAATCGATCCATTGGAATTATAATGTAACCTGATTTTGTCCGCCCAACGATTTTCTATCAGATAATCTAAAAACGTCTCTTGCTGTTTGATTAAAAAAGGTTCGCCGCCGTAAAAATCAATATTGACCAACTGCGGGCCAAGAGTTCCTAACATCTGCCAGATGTTGGCGTTTTCTGTCCATCTGCCTTTCCGATTCATAGTTTTGACATCTAAACGAGTATTAAAATGTTTTGAATGTTCTTCTGCTATCTTAGAGCTGTTTATCGGTGTGCAGATCCTACATTTGAAATTACATAAATTTCCTAACTTTATATCTAGACTAACAAGATTCTCGATTGATTCTTGTTCAACTGTCAAAGTCTGTCCAATCAATCCTAAATGAGTCGTAAACCATTGACGATTTGAATCACCGGCATATTGTTCTTTGTGCCAGCAAGACGAACATCCACTTGGTTTTTGCCCGTTTAAAAATTGTTGTCTAAGATCGGTTAGATACTGGCTGTGATAAACTGTCTGGATGTTATCTGTTTCTATGTTATACAAACGGCCAGTTGAATCTCTTATTGATTCTTTATACACACAGCAAGGTTTAAATCCACCTTGGGATGAAATTTCTAGATGTGCCCATGGGCTAAAACAAAAAGTTTCAGGTAATGAGATTAGAATATTTTTATTCCCAGTGGGTGTAGTATCTGTGATTTGTAATTCTAACGTAGAAAATATACAATCATCATATGAATATTGTTTCCTGATTTTATCAAGCCGATCGGTGTCTACAGTCGGACAACATAACAAAATAAAAAAGTTTGATATGTCTACCATCGATGCGCACTTCTGTATGTGAATCAGAATGTCCGGATCTATAGTTTTTCTACTGTAGAGCACTATTCTTTCGTTGGGACTGAACGCAAACTTGTGCCATGTTATAAACTTTTTATAAAGTGTTTTTCGAGGTTGGCAAATTAACCAGTCTATATCAACTATTCCTACGATTTTGTAATGATACTCGGACTCTAAATGGTATTTTATGTCAGATGAAGGCAATGATATCATATGTTTAAATATCAAGCACAGGGGGTTACACCCCTGTGCTATTTGCCTTATATATTTTGCTTGTTTTGCCGAGCGCGGATCATGGCCAGGATGTCTTGAGCATTCTGTCCACCAGCAGCAGGTTTCACGACCGGTGCTGTGGCAGTGGGTGCGTCGTCCTCGTCAAACGAACTTGTAGCAGGTGCTGCGGGCCGAGCCGCTTCCACTGCCTCTACTGGTGCTGCGGCCGCAGCAGATCCACCAGCGGGTGCTGACACACCTGCGGGGCGGAAGTACTGGCTCCAGCGATCAGGATCGTAAGGTTTGCCGTCCACGGATGCTTCGAACATCTCCTTCATGACCTTGAGTTCAGTGTCCGAGGGTTTCTTGGGCAGGAACTCTGCGAGATCAAAAAGTCCATGTGCCGCGAGGGCAGCCTGTTCCGCCTCTGTGAGTGCGGATTCCTTACGACTCCATTTGGAAGTTGAGTAGTCTGCGTAGCCACCTTTTGAAGTCTTGGTGATACGGAAATCCAGACCACGCAACAAATCTGTTGGTAATTCCTCCAATTCAGGATCCATCAAGGCCGATTTGATGATGGTGAAGATCTGCGGACCAATGATGAAACGCCGGATGGGATTCTCTGGTGTACGATCTTCACTCAGTGGATTTTCACGCACAAAGCCTTGGAACACATAACTGCGTTTTTTCCAATACTTGCGACCCATGTCTTCCAGACTTTTGTCTTTGAACCAGCCACGCACTTCGGCCAGGATCGGGCAGGCATCGCCCCACATCTCCACACAGGGTACCTGTACCTGTACTTGCTTGGAATCCATTTCGCCTTTGATGCCAGCGAATGGCAGTTTGATCATGGCTCGCTCTGCCCAGAAGAATGTGTTCTTGGCATTGCCATCAGGCAAGAAACGGAGTGTGGCACTCTGTCCTTCGTCGATGTTCCAATGTGGGTAAATTGCGTTGTCGCCGCCTGTGGATTGTCCGCCTTTGTTAGACTCTGCGGCTGCGAGTCTTGCACGGATTTCTGCTAAAGATGCCATAATATGATTGTCCTTTCGTTGCCTATTATGATTGTTGCTACTTGCCTAAGTGTACTGCTTGCCTGTCATGTACACTTGAA